TGTTTCATTACTTGCAGCATCTAATGTAGCTTTAGCAGATTCCATGAATCCATCTCCACCTTTCATTATTGTATTCATTGCGAGTCCTGCTAGTGCAACATCAACTGCACCCATTGATACTCCACCCCACCCAACATTATTTTTATCAGCGACATTTGTTACTGGAAGAATAACTGATCCACGTATTTGTCTAGTTCCATCAGAATCTCTTTCTGCGAATGTAAATGCATACTTTGCACCTAATCCTCTAGGTTTAAATTGTAAAACATCAATTTTCAATGTATCTTGAGTTTGTGTCTCAAGTGTTAATGGATATTTTAAATTTAAATGATAGTTTTGTCTTGTGTTAGATCTATTTGCAATATCTTCTGGTCTGGTTCTATCTCCAAACTCAAAAGGTATACCAAATCCTTTTCTAATGTCTGCCTGCGCTTTCGCACTTGATGCAGCATCTGTTGAAGTATCTCCTCCAGTTTGATTTGGATTTTCTGTAACAGTTGATCCACTAGCAGAATCTAATGAATCTCTTTCCTCAGGAGTTTTTGCTAATGCCTTAATATTTGGATCTGTTCTTAATTGGGATTTAAATAACCTATTGATTGATCCCTTTTCAATTTCATTTGCTAAGGCAGGACTTGAATTTTTTATGTCATCATCTACTTCTAGATACAATCTAGAAAAATCATCTCCTCCAAGTATGGCATCTCCGCTCCCATCACGCGCAGCATTATAAAAAGTATATCCACTAGCGATTGTTTGTGGATTTGTTCCTTTTGCATCATCATATTGTATTAACTCTACTTCAAACGTAGTCTTTCCGTCAGTGTTTCTAGTCTTAGATACTTTTGTCGCAACAAATGCGGTTTTTCTAATTCCACCCCACCCAAATGCACCAGGAGATTTCGTCTGTGCAGGCACGGCGCTAATCTTACTCGTTACGGTCTGCGACATTATACAGAGATCTTTTATTTATTTAGTATCATTTTTCCATATGGAATATTAAGCAGATCATCTAGTTCTCTTGGATGTACAATATAGACTTGACCAGCAAGTTCTGACCAAGTATATTGACGAGACTCTTGATGATGAAAATTTAAACCACGAAATCCCCAACTAAAAATATCTGTTACTGCAACAAGTGGGTGTTGATCATATGTAATACCAGGAGTCTTTGCATTATAAACGAATGTGCATACCATACCAACATCAGGAACTGGAGTCACCGTATCCTTTAGAAGGTCCATAATTTCAAGCATCATATCCTCTTGGTCATTAGTCCCATTATTAATATTGTTTCCCTCTAAACGATTCATTTAATACCCAACTCCTCTTCGGTGATGATTTTAAATTCTATTCTTCTATCATCACAAAATTCTTTTGCTGCTTTCCATTTTGCTTGATTGACTGCATACATGGTACACTCATAGATATATGATTTGGTTTGTCGTTTTGGTTTTTTTGGTGGAGCAGTTTGTTTTTTAGGCTTTACTTCTACCACATAGGTTTTAATTTTTCCGTTTGACTCTTTGACTTTAATTAGATAATCTGGAAAATACTTATGAACACGATTGTCAACAGGTGAAACATATGGTATACTGAATTCTTCAGAAGCCCATGAAATAATATTATCATTTAAATCACACCACTTACAAAATCTTCTTTCCCAACTACTCCTACAAATGATGTTGTTGGGATTGCCCTTATACTTCTCTGGATGAGATGGTTTATATTTACTCTTAATACTTTCTGCCATTAACTTGACTACATAATATACAAGTCAAAAATTATTTATAAATGGCTTCCGTCTCTGTAGCGCCACTCTCACAAAACATATCTCAAATAAAGAGTAAGTTATTAAATCCTGCCCTAACATCACACTTTATGATCTATCTTGGTCTTCCAAGAGATCAACAAGGGTTTAGACAATACATGGCAGAAAATTCACTTACTCTAGATCAAGATAGGCTTCAATTATCTTGTTGTGATGCATCACTCCCTGGTTCTACCCTTGCAACCACAGAGTTGAGGAATGATTTTAGTGGGTCAACTGAGAGACACGTATATCGACGCATCTATCAGGATAGAATTGATCTCACATTTTATTGTGATGCTGAACAGTATATGGCAATTAGATTCTTTGAATCTTGGATGAAATTTATCATGAATGAAAGTGCATCCAGTGGTATATCTAATGAGAATTACTCATATCGAGTTAAGTTTCCTAATTCATATAAGGGATGTGGGTTAGAGGTTACTAAATTTGAGAAAAATTTACATTCAAGAAACGCCGCTGTCCCTCTTACATACAATTTTGTTAATGCATTTCCGGTGTCAATTACATCCATGCCGGTTTCTTATGAGGCATCATCTCTTTTAAAATGCTCAATTTCTATGAACTACACAAGATATTATATTGGTCCTGGTAGTGCTCAATCTGATAGATCTGGAGCAAATTCATCTAGTCCATTCGTTGATTCATTCACTGATTTAGACCTGAATTTAAATCTTCCAAGATACGATAATATGGATTTCAATTTATTTAATCCTGCTGATCAGGCACAATTTAACTTCTTCCAAGGAAATAATTTAGGATTACCTTCATTCTCAAGTAGATCTACTAATGATCTCCCACTTGGTGCAAACGATCAACTCAGATCCATACAATCTGGACTTGCCTAATAAATAATCATACTGAAAACCTATAAGACATTATGCCTTTACCAAAAATTGCAGCTCCCACATATGAACTTGAATTGCCATCAACTGGGGAGACAATTAAATTCAGACCCTTCCTTGTCAAGGAAGAAAAACTCCTTGTCATTGCCTTAGAAAGTGAGGATACAAAACAAATTACAACTGCAATCAAGTCAGTAATTAAAAATTGTATCTTGACCAAAGGCATTAAGGTAGAACACTTACCAACTTTTGATATTGAATATCTTTTCTTGAACATTCGCGGAAAGTCTGTTGGTGAGGAACTTGATGTTAACATTGTCTGTCCTGATGATGGTGTAACTGAAGTGGCTGTCCAAATTAATTTGGACGATATTAAAGTAAATAAAAGTGATGATCACACTAATAGAATTAAACTGAATGATGATCTCATGTTAGAGATGAATTATCCTTCACTGGATCAATTCATTAAAAACAACTTTGAATTTAGTGAAAAGAATGCCATGGATCAATCGTTTGATCTTGTCGCATCTTGTATGGGTAAAATTTATAATGAGGAAGAAGTTTGGGTTGCTAATGATTGCAGCAAGAAAGAACTGTCTGATTTCTTGGAACAAATGAATTCTGCTCAATTCAAAGAGGTTGAGAAATTTTTTGAAACCATGCCTAAACTTTCGCATACCATCAACGTAACCAATCCAAAAACAAAAGTAGAAAGTCCTGTACTTCTGGAGGGACTGGCAAGTTTTTTCGCCTAGCCCTAGTCCATATGGACTTGGGTAATTATTATAAAATTAATTTTGCTTTGATGCAGTTTCATAAATATAGTTTGACTGAAATTGAAAATCTCATTCCATGGGAGAGAGATATTTACGTTGGACTGTTGCAGCAGCATCTTGAAGAAGAAGAATTAAAACGAAAACAACAAGCATCTAATGGATGATACTGTAACTACACCAGTAATAAAGTCTACCACAATATCAACATCTAAGTTGATGGGTAGAGAAGTTAGTGGTGACTCTGTTTCAGTTGATCCAGAATCAAAGATCGGGAAGTTATCAAGAATTTTAAGAACTACTCGCATTAAAGTAAATGATGTTGAGGTTAAAACAAAGGATCATGATAAAAGAATAAAAATAAATGCAGAAAAAATAACAAGAATAAAAAATATAGTCAAGATACAAAAAAGTGATCTAGCAGAAAAACTCAGAGGTCTTGATGACGCTGCAGAATTTGCCTCTGTTGAGCAAGGTCTCGATGAAATTATTAAGACATTACAGAAGGAAAGAAAGGCAGAAGAGAAAGCAGCAGAGGCAGCAAGGAGAAAAAGAGAGAAAGATCGTGCTAAGTCCAGAGAGAAGCAGTTAGAGGGTGGACTAGGAAAGGGAATTAAGAAAGTTGTTGGGACAGTAGTAAAACCATTTAAGAGTATCTTTGATAAGATATTTGGATTTTTACTTAATGTTCTCCTAGGTAGAACTATTATAAAATTAATTGATTGGTTTGGTGATAAAGAAAATCAGAAAAAAATACAGACTTTAATTAGATTTGTCAAAGACTGGTGGCCTGCACTAACTGCCGCCGTTCTTTTATTTGGAACTGGTTTTGGAGGACTAGTAGGAGGTATTGTATCAATAGTCGGCGCCTTTATTCCGAAATTAATAGCATTAAGTGCAGGACTATTAGCAGCTATTGCAAAGAATCCATTTGCTATTGGACTAGGACTCTTTACTGCGGGTGCTCTTATTCCAAAAGTATTTCCTCAAACTGTAACGACGGAGACAGATAAAAAAGTTAATCAATCTGTAGAAGAAAAAGGTGGTCAGTCAACTGCCGAAACTTTAAAACAAGAGCAAAACGATCGAGAAAAAAATCAAAATCCATTTATGAGATTCCTTACTGGAACTGTAATGGGTGAGGATGCAGAGAGAGCAGAACAAATTCAAAGAGCAGAGACTGGAGAAGAACCGGTATATAAAAATAAAGGTGGATTTATTCCTAGAGGGACTGATGTCATTCCTGCCATGTTAACTCCTGGTGAGTTTGTTATGAGTAGTGGTGCTGTTGATAAATTTGGCGCAGATACTTTAGCATCGATGAATGCCATGGGTGGAGGAACAAATAATCCAAAGACAACCTCCGGGGTTACATACGCAAGAACTGGTGGAATGATGGGGGGACCTTCATTCGCTGAGCATCCGTCTGATCATAAACATGGAGCATACTCAAGTGGATCTTTGATGACTGATCCATTTGGTGCCTTGGATAGAGTCCTTGGTCAGCAATTTGGTGTCAGAATGTCTGGTGGGAAAGATAGAAAAGAAGCGGCAACAACACCTGCACCAGCATCGGCACCGCCACCGATCTTCAAAGGTAAACAAGAAACCTCAGATGATCAAACTAGTGGTAGTATTCCTGCAAAGATGTTAGGCAGTGATACTTTCAGAGATTCAGGCCTCCTATATCTTAGATCTATGTTGGGTGGACTTGGTGGAAGAATTACCGAACAAGATTTGTCTATGGCATCTAAGGAAGAATTGTCCAAAGCAATTGCAAGGGCTAAAAAGAGAAGTGCCCAAGAACTTAGAAGTGCAGAACAACAATTAGCAGAGGCAAAAACAAAGGGATTTAATAGACAAGTTCTTGCAGAGAGACAAAGCGTTGTTGATCGTTTGAAGAGAGGGGAGGTAAGAGTAGAATATGAAGATTACTATAATGGAACTAAGATAACTCCTGCTGCTGAAGATGCAAAGAGTATTCTTGGTAAGTTCTGGGCAGCAGCAACTGATAATGGCGGATATGAAGTTGTCAATGAAAGATATGATTTTGTTGATATGAAGGATCCCCTGGCAGTTCTCATGGGAGATTCTTCCGGTGTCTCTGAAAAAGCAAAACCAGGACAACCGATTACACTTCGTCAGAGATTGCAGGCAATGCATCAACTCAATCCATTTGCTAGAGACATGGCTGTGGATATGGTCATTGGTGAGAAACCTACCAGAGAACGTAGCATGAATAATGTCATGTCTAAGATAGGAAACCTTGGAATAATGTTTGGGGCTGCGTTGAATCCTGCGGGGGCCCTGGCACCCGTAGTTGCTAACGCTTTGGGTGTTCCGGAACCCTCTGGACAAAAACAGGAACAGCAAGTAAAACCTAGCAAACCTCCTGGATCTCCCATGACTCAATCAGAGTTAATAAATGCTCAGAGATATGCGGAGTCTAAAGGAAAATATTTTTCTAGCACAGATGGAAAGACTTATGCAAGTTATCAAGCTGCTTTAAATGCTCAGAGACCAAAACCTGCCCAGATATCAAAGTCTCAACGTCAGTTTACTCCGACAATAGGTCCACCAGTTAAACCTCAACCAAGAGTTGAATTTATGGATATTGTTGACAATTTTAATAAAATTACGGGAAATCCAACTCCATCGGGTAGAAACAACATTCCACCATTCGCTGCAGCAACTTCTGGATCAAGATCAAAAACAGATCTGTTAGGACTACTAACAGTATCAAACGCAACAGCATTCTAAATGGCAATTACAGCAGAAAAACTAATACCCCCTACTAAAACATCCTCAAGTTCAAACGGAGCAAAGTTGAGGGTGAAAACTATTAGTATCAAAGTTAATAAAATAAATGAAATTTTAAAAGGAACGTTAGCTGCTGAGAAGAAACAGAGAGATGAAGAAAGAAAATCCGAAGAGAAGAAGTCTTCAACTAAAACAGAGGATGCTTTGGAGAAGGAGCAAAAGAAAGTATCTGGAGGACTTAAATTACCTGCGCCACTCAAAAATTTAAGTCCTATTGATAGGATTAAAAATTTCTTATTCAATGTTCTTGGTGGATTTCTCGCCATGAAATTGCTTAATAACCTTCCATTGCTAAAGAAGTTAATTCCAATAATTGGTGGGGCAATGAAATTTATTGAGCATTGGGGAGGTAAAATTTTCGATGGTCTTGTTACCCTTATAGGTAAAGGGTATGAGATGTATGATGGATTAAGAAAAAAAGTTGGTGAATACTTTGGTGAAGATGGGCAGAAAAAATTTGATGAGATTGCCGGAGTTTTAAATAAAGTTCTTAATGGAGTGCTCATAGCAGGAGCGGTTGGGTTGGCAGCAGCTCGCTTTAATCCAATGAAAGGAAAAGGAAAGGGTGGTCCTGGTGGCACTGGTCCTAAAAAAGGATTTGATATTACTGGAAGAAGAGTTTCTAAGTCAGCTCAAAAGAGATATTTTCAAAGGTTTGGTAGAGATAAATTTATTCAAAGATTTGGAAGTGCAAATTTACAAAATCTTCCAGGTCCGATGCGGAGAAGTGCTGCTACAAGACTTGCCCGTGGTGCGACAAGTAAAGTGCTTGGAAGAGGTGGTTCAAGAGTAGCACTAAGATTTCTTAAAAACTTTATCAGTCCAATTGTTAAAAGAATTCCAATC